AACACGGCATTGTTCATGCCCATGTCCGTCGGCTCCGCTGGCCCTTTACTTAGTTGAACCGTCGCCATGCCCGCCAATGCCGCCCCGATTACCACCACCGCTACCTCTAACGTGCTCTTCATGCCGTCACCACCCTTTTCCTTAGTTGTTGGTAGAAACTCTCCACTGGGTCACGCTCGCTCCGGAACCATTGTCGGAGGTCTTTATATGGGGCAGGTGGCATGACCAAGCACACCCGCTTTCCTGCCTCTCTCAGCTTTTCCGCCAGATTGAGGCCCCCACGCCAGCCCGCACCGTTCTTATCCCGGTCTGCCATGATAAGGATTGACCCGATCCTTGTCTGCTTCGCCAGATTCAGCAGGGGACGTGTACCCATCGTGCAGGACAGCCGACCCACGCATGTCCACTCCCGCCCAAGCTTCTCATCCGCCGCTACGGTATCACTAAACCCCTCGCACACCAACAGCCGGGGCACGGTGAAGTACATCGGCAAGAACAGGCCATCACGGGACCCCTTGAATTGTCGTTTCTTGCCGTCCTGGTACCGGCGTTGCAGCCCAACAACCCCACAGTGGTCCCATAAGGGAATGTAAAGCTCGTAGCTTGGGCCGACCCCCACAAAATACCGACGCAATGTTTCCGGCCGCACCCCGATGTTTCTGGCGAACCACGTCACAACCCACCAATTCCTCGCCTGCGGTGTCGCAACCGTCCATATCTTGTACCAATTTAGCGGGGGCGGAGGGGGGACCTTATGCTCCATGGGAACAAACTTGTTCTGGTCAAAGACATGCAGCCACCCTGCGGACCCGCACTGCTTGATCGACCCTTCGGGCACCCGTGCACAGATAGCGGCAGTCCCATCCTTCGCCACCAGGCACCAGTCGGGTTTCCCACAAACAGGACAGTTGACTCCAAGATCGCTTACACGCTCCATGCTTCACTCTCCAAACTCGGCCACGGTGGGCGGGACAGGCAGGTAGGTGCACCAATCACCGATCCAGCAGCAGGGCACCTTCCCTGTCGGGCCGTTGCGGTTCTTGGCGACGTAAATGAACGCCTCGCCGTCGTCGATGTTGTCTTCCTGTTCCTCATACAGGGCGTAATACGCCGGGCGATGGAGCAGCAGCACGAGGTCTGCTGTTTGTTCTATACCTCCCGACTCCCGAATGTCAGAAATACGGGGTTCGTGAATCTGCCGCTTCTCCACCTCACGGTTCAACTGGGCCAGGACAATCACGGGGATGTCGCAGGACTTCGCCAGGTCTTTCAATTCCCGGCAGAAGTTATCGACCTCCTGGTACCGGGAGGCAGTGAGCCCCTTGGGGACCAAAAGCTGAAGGTAGTCCACGTACACGATGTCCGGACTGTGCTCCTGCACGGCAGTAACGATTTCGTCCGTGGTCAGGGCACTGCGGTCGTCCATAAGAATGTCGAGGTTCTGCAATTCGGACAATGCCTTGCGAACCTTCTGCCGATCTTCATCGCATAGCATGTTCTTCCGCAGGGCCGACAGGCTCACCTTCGAATAGGCGGCCAGCATCCGAAGCAGCATCATATGGGTGCTCATCTCCAGGCTGAAGACCGCCACCTTCAATCCTGATGCCGCCTGCTCCAGTGCCATGCGGGTCATCATTGCCGTTTTGCCCATGCTCGACCGGGCCGCCATGATGGTAAGCTCACTCTTGTGGAAGCCCAGGGTTTTCTGGTCCAGGGCGTAGAATCCAGACGGCAGACCCATCGACGACTCTTTGAGGCGGGCCACCGCCGCGGCCAGTGTTGCCTTGTCAGTCACACGTCTCATGCGTAGTACTCCCTCGCAATCTCGGCCAGTGTCCTGCCGTCGTACCGCTTCGGCTCGTAGGGTTTCGTCCCGCCCTCATCTTCCCACCGTTCACCCTCCAGGTAATTCGCCAGGTAGGGGATAAAGCATTTCTTCGACCACTGGTCGGACCGCTTGTGTCTCTCGATTGCCTCAAGCAGCACCTCGACATCCGGTAGTGTTCCTTCGTCTTTGAGCCGAGCCCAGACCTTCCGTGCGTCCGTTTTCTTCACCTTGCGGGGGTATGCTTCCCACACCCGCTCGAAATCCGAGTCCATAGTGCGTTTCGCCATACATCACCTCAAGACAGGGGTAAGAGGCCATCCGTGGCCAGCCCATGCAGTGAAAGGATACTCAGAAGGGAATGTCATCACCACCCGTCGGCGGGTCGAAGTACTGCGGGGCGGGGTTGCTGTTCACCGGACCCTGCGGAGGTGCTCCGAGTGAAGCCTGGTATTGCCCACTTCGATTTTCGTGGGGGAAGACATAAATAGGCTTGCTAAGCAGGGGGATAATAATCATCGGCGGCTTGCCCTGATCAGCAATCATCTTGCCAACGAAGTTGTAGTACGTCTTCCCATCCTTGCCCTTGTTTGACACCTTGAGATCAAAAATCTTTTTCATTTCTTGCCCCTTACTCAGTCGGTTTCGGACTCACAACAAACGACACTTACAGTGTCTGCACTCAAAACCCATGATCTATCCTCTAGGACATTTCCTCGAACACGTCGATGGCACCTATTTGGATTTCCGCATGGTACACGCCGAGATCGAAATGAATAATCGTCAACCCGTTTCTGATGAACCATCCGAATCCGAAGCAACATTCCTTCAAGCTGCTCCAGTAGCTGGACACCCACCAACGTTTTCCCCAGATAGAACCATTTCTTTTCATGCTACACACTCCTATTCCCATACGGTTGATGGTTCCTGTGTGCACACCCCCTGCTCGGCGGCCAGCTTCCGGCAGAAGTCGATGTACTTACTCAGCCAGTCACGATTGAAGCTGGCTTTCGATAGGGTAAGCCCCTTCGGTAGGTGGATCAGGTGCTTGGATTGAAACTCCCGCTTCATGTAGTCGTCCACCTCGTCCGGCGTCCACCCAAAATGCTCGGCAAACGGGGCGTACACTGCCCCGTAGAGGTAACCCCACTGTTGGGTCGTTGGGTCTTTGCCCTCTTTGTCAATAACAATTTCTACACGTGTCCCATCCTTGATAGTCTTCAACCACTGGAGCAGCATTTCACGATTATCAAGCTCCAGCATCCCTCCCTTGACAACGCCGTACCACCTAGTAGCCCTCATTTACTCTCCCCGCATACAGGGTGAATCGGTACAGGGTTTTGTCTAACACCCGTTCCAACCACGTCCGGTATTCACCAACAACACTCCGATACCACACCTCGTCGAAAGGTAGCGACTTTGCCCTTTTCAGGTACCGCCTCACTTCCGGCTGTTTCGTACTGCGAATCCTGGCGTTCAATTCCTTGTTGGTCAACTGGGGACCAGCATTCGGGCCGCCTGTCCAAAATGGCCTCTGACCACTATCGATTCCCGGCCACCAAACTTTGTACCTGCACACTGGACGCCTAGTCATCGCTTGTTTCCTCGTCATTACTAAACAACTCCTTCAACACCTCCTCCTCAGCATCCTTGGCGTTCAGGTGGGACAGTCCAAGGGAAGCAAAGATCAAAAGCTGGGTGGCAAACTCCATGCTGAGCATCACCCGCTTGTCATCCCCGTAGGTCGTCACGGCATGGAGCAGGACCGGAAGCCGCCGGACAAACGACGGTACATGTTTACGGGCCGCCTTCTCCAGGGTATCCCTGTTCTCCCAATAGTCTTCCAGGAATGCTCGGTCCATGGTCAATCCCCTTGCCTGTTGAACGGACACACCGACCTCACCAAACACCAGTCTTCGCATCGCACCCTGCGTCCAGGGCGTTCCTGAATGTAGATCGTGCCGCTTTTGTATCGGTTGTACAACTTCCGCTGCTTGATGACCTCAAGGGCTTGTTGCTTCGAGGTGATGGGCTCTCGCACCCCGTTGTTGTAGACGCTGGCGATCATGGCTTTCTTGCGGCCCTTTTCCATCACCGCGAACGTGGTCGGACGCTGCCACTTTTCCTCTGGCGTGCACTCTTTCATCGGGAAGGTAAGGTGCTCATGGATTCGGCGGTTGATGTAGTCCGTCTGGGCCTTGTACCCCCAAAGGTGGATCGGCACCACCACGAACGGAATCTTCGGATACCCGTCTTCCCGTTTCTTCGACACTTGCCAGTCCCGCAGGATCATGTTCAATTCGGCAGCCTCCAGCGGCGGACGGTCTTTCCATTCCGGATCAGTCCTGCGAAGTGTCTCGTACAACCAGGCGTAGCAGTTTAGCTGCTCGGTGTATTCCTCGAAGCCCCGTTCCTGTCCCCAGATATACGAAAACACGGACACAAACTTGTAGTCCTGGAGCTTCCGCTGGTTCAAGTCGATGCGGTCCGCTGTTCCCGAAAGGGTGATGCTCGTGCCCGGAACCTTGACCCGCATGTTCGCCTCGGTCAAGATACCCTCCCCAGTACACAAGCTCAGGAAATAGTGCCCGCAGGAGCCCAGCAGGGTCGTAAGGAAGTCCGACACGTCCACCCGCAGGGTGTCCCAGTGCTTCAGCAGCAGGGTTTTCATTATCGGGGGGCTTTTCAATTCCGAGACCCGCAGCACATCCGGCTTCGGCTGGTAGATTTCCTTTGCGATGGCCTGGCAAACCGCCTGCGGAACATGATGTTTGTTCTCAATAATCATTTCATCCCTTTCAAGGGGTCCCCGCCCACCCCGGCCGAAACCGGGGCGGAACAGGGCTCTGATCAAGCCCACGTAGGGCTCAGGTAGGGGGTTATCTTTCACACATTCCTTGACTATCCCTGGGCTAGGCGGGCACTGCATCACCTTTCATGTTCCTGTGGAAGGCCGCTACTACCTTTCCCGTGTCGTCTACTACCTCGATGGTCCTGGCCGTATCCCAGTCCGGATGCACCAGCATCTTCGCCAGCCGTTTCGCGTTTTCAAGATCATCCACTGGGGCATGGGCTTCCCACCAGTGCCCGTACCCGTCGGAGACTTCGATCCGATACATGATTTCCCCCTCCAGTTATCCCTGCATGCACCACTTGATCGTTTCGGTGCTTGGTTTATCCTCATGGACCTTTCCCAGAATCTCAAACCACCGTCCGTTGCAGTATACAAATTCCTTGTTCACCTGGTGAATCACCTTCCCCTCATCTTCCGGTATAGTGTGTTGCAGCCAGTGGGCATCATAGGGTGAGGCTGTCCGTGCATGAAACAGTGGGTACCAGCCTGCATACTTGATGGCATCCTCGATGGATTCCACCGGATCAGTCCACCGATTTCCCGTTCGTTCGTCGATCAGCACAACGAGATCAGTTGTCAGCCTGCACAACCGAAGTACTAAGCAGTCAGCCGGGAACCCTATCATAGCTACGAGATAATCACCCACTTGCAACATCATCGTCCCCTTCCAACGGTTCCATGTGAACACAGCCCTCGACTGCCTGGTTTTTTGCTGGGACACAGTGAAGTAGGATGTAATCTACCCCATCACTGCAAGGGAAAATCCCCTCGGAAAAACAGCATGAACATGGCGGGTTGTCGTAGTTGCAGTACAGCCCATCACCGCCGAGGTTCCTCACAGCGATCATTATGAGGGCCGAGACAATGTCGTCGGCTGTCGCAAGGGCGTCAAAGTCAAACTCCTCCCCCAGCTCCGGGTCCAGCCCCTTTAGGTACTCGACGACCATGCTGAATAGTGACTTCCCCATGATTGCCTCTCTCAGTGTTACCCCTGCATACACCACGTAACGCCCGTTGCGTCAAACAGGATTTCATTGCCGAGGCGGAACCACCGGCCCCTGCAACGTACTGCTAGTACCCTGCCGTGCAGGTCTTTCATAACCCTCGACGGTGGCAGGTATGGGCTCGTCCCTGCATTCGACAGCACCTCGGCGTATCGAGCACCCGGTACGCTGTCTTTGATAAGCCCCCTGATTGTTTTGTTGCGTGCCCACAACCGGCCGGTAAGCTCACTGATAAGGCCAAACTCATGCCACAGATCACACACCCGCAGGATAGACGGGTCGCCCTTCACGAGCTCGAATGCCACGTAGTCACCTACCTTCAGCATGTTAGTTTTCCTTCCGCATGCCTGTCAGGATGGTCGTCAACCAGGACGGGAGACGTCCCATAAACTCGGTGTAGTCCGGCAGGGGCGTGTCACTATGCGGGGTAGAAACGTCCGGACCCGACCGGTCACCCAGCAGGAACCATCGGACATACTGGCGTTGGTCTCGGTCTTTGAAGCAGTACGCCACAATAGCATAGCGATCTTTGTTCTGGTGCTTCCACACGGTCCCCGGCTGAAGGCGTCGCCACTGAAGCCCGGCCAACAAAGACTTTTGGTGCTCCAGCTTTTCGGTAAGACCCCTCACGTTTTCCCTGTATCCGTCGATCAGCCTGATAATATCGTTCAGTGCGTCCATTGTCATTTCCCCTCAGTATTCCATTTTATACAGTGATTCCGGGGCGTTCTAGGTCATTGTCACTGCAAGTGTTACATTCTTGTCGCCAACGTCGATGGTCTTGGAGGAATGGAGAAACCCGTTTTCAGTTACCTCGAATGTCCATCCATCTTCCTTTAGACTCATTAGCAAGCTGGAATTGAAGTCTCCCTGGACCTCCACCTCGCAAATGTCTTTCCAATCACAGGGATGGACTGACACAACATATCCCCACCTCAACAATTCCTCCGGCACACGTGCCAGTATCTTCAGGAACATATCTCTTGCTTTCACTTCTCGTGCTCCTGCTCAGTGTTCCATTGCAATACTATTCTACACAATTCCTGGCTTCATGTCAAGCCTTTTCCGCCCCTGCAATCTTGCACTCCGGAACCAAGCCTTCCGCACGCCGATATACTCCAACGCCGTTGGACATGGTACCAACACGATAATACACGTCCACTACCTTCGAAAGTGCCTGTTTCATCCCCTTCAAGGTCTGGCCGATCCAGTACTGGGCAATGTCCAGATAGTCTTCGTCGGGCAGGATCGACAGGGCGGCCATGTTCCCGTAGCATGAAAAAACCACCCGCACTAGTCCGTTCCGCAGGATCACCCGCCCCTCACGGCCGACCCAGTCATCGTCCACGTAAAATGACGGATACCGTGCCAACAGGGCACTACGAATAGTCTCGACCACCTCTTCAACACTGCCGTAGTCGCATTCGGGCATTTCGAAATAAATCACGTCGTCACTGTATGTTGCAACGGATCGTCCCATTGTCTTTCCCCCTACCCTATGCCAACACTTGCGGTTGTTCTCTTGACTATACTACCATTATACCAAAATCCCACCTCCGTGTCAAGCCTTTTTCTTCATCGGTGGCATATGCATGGCCATCAATTACGTATGCCCAGTATCCGACGTCGGTCAATTCCCCTAAGAATTCCATGTTGTTTTCCCCTTACTCGAATTGTGCTACCTTCGCAATCTTTGCCCGCAATGCCGCCCATCGCACCGTTCCCGTCCGCGGTTCGTAAATCTCATGTTGTCCGTCACGTCCGGACACGATAGCAAGGTACGCCGTATGCTGTTTCACTAATCGCGATAGGGCAACGGCTTGTTTGTGCGTCACCACGTCCGGACAATCAATGCCCATGGCCCTTGTAGTCGAAATATGAAACCGCAATGCTCCATGTCGAATGGCGTCCGCCACCGTAAACGGCTTGCACAATTCATCATGGTTTCCGTATGCTGCAATCACCGTTCCGTCGGGAAGCACGAAACCACCGTTCGGTAAATGATCCTTGTCGGCTTTGTGTCGCGTTTTCCACCACGCGAAAACTTTTTCCATCGTCGTTTTCATCGTTTCCCCCTTACACAAACGTTGACCGACATGCGATTTCTTGTACCAAACAGCATTCTTGTTTGTTGGCGATATTGATTTCCCTTGCTATTGCCAACACCTTCGGCCGATCTTTACCTTCGGCAATAATTTCGATGATAAGAGAATTCTCACGTTTCCCGCACCAAACGCCTTGTGCTTCAATCACGGTGTACCCGTCGAAATAACGGCCAACAATCTTGTCAATGTTTCCCCGGTTCACGTTTTCCGTCAATACTCGGTACAACATGGTTTGTTCCCCTTACTCGGTATCCGCGTTCATTTCCGACATGGCCAACCGACACAATTCGGCATACGCCATTTCAAACAACAATTCCCTTTCGTATCCGCATTCGTCGGCGAGATACTCCACAATCTCATTTCGTGTTCTCATTCTCGGTTCCCCTAAATGTTGTTGAGATACTCGGAAACATGCTTTCCATCACTATCAATAATATCAAGGGTTCCCGCAAGGGCAACGGCTTCTAGGGCCGTTACCTTCCCTTGAATACTGTCGCATAACATTGCGTCGATCCACCGGTTACCCTTGTGCGGCCCGGTTATCGGCACTAAACAATATCGCAAGGGTTCGGATTGCACCAACATATAACCCGTACCATCGGCCCAAAACATATCACCGTTCTTATACGTTTTCATTATCTGTCCCCCTAGAATAATTCCCTTTGTGCAAGATACGGAACAAACGAACGTGGTTTGAACCCTGCCTTGCTACGTTCAACAGTCCATATTACGGCTTGATATTCTGCTGGTGTCAAGCCCTTTTTCTTGGCCGTTTTCCGAATTTTATCCGACAATTCCGCATATTCTTTGTCGGATAGTGTTTTCTTGGTGATACCAAAATGCCGCATAACCCAAACGTCGATCGTCACAGCGTCCGGATTGCCAACAAGGTTTTCGTAAAATGCTCGAACCTTGTTTCCGGATAACGGTTGTCCGGATAGTGCCCGTTCAACATTCCGTCGGTGACAAGATGAAATCCCCTTGATCCTTTGCCAAGGTTCACCGTTTTTGTGGGCACGATAAATCCGCATAGCAAGGTCAAAATTCGCCTTGACTTGTTTTCGCGGACTAGTCGCGGCCAGTAATGCGGCGAACAAAGGCCAATCTTTCCCGAACCTTTTTCGCCCTAGTCGAATTGTCTCGGTGTACCACGTTTGCATTGCGAAACCCCTAAAATAATAGTCCATGAAAACGTGCCACGATCCGCCATGGCACGTTATCGCAGACTATTGCGGCCATGTCAACGCCAGTATCCGTCTTGTCGCAAAATCCGGGCATGGCCGTTGTCAAAAGGTCTGTCCGCAATCACATATACGTTGCCGCTGACGTCTGCGTTCGGATGGTCCGGTAAATATATTTGTTCCACCACGCCACCAAGCTTTTCGGCCCGTTCCCATGCTACGTCGTAGCTTTCATAACCTTCATACGCCATGTTGTCCCCTTTCAATCTTCGTCAAGACATTCTAGATCATCAAGAATGGCTTGAAGGGTTTGCGTTGACAGGGCAGACAATAAATCCCCGTCAAACCCATAGTCATCAACCAATCGACACACTAATTCAATTCTAGACATTTCTTGTCTCCGACCTTTGTGCCAACCTTCGCATAACCCGTTCGGTTTGTAGGCGTCCATAATAATAATCCAGGAGCCCTTTCAATCCGTCACGTTCCGCGGGACTGCACGTATGCATTTTACGTGCAATCTCACGATATTTCTGTTCGTAGTAGCCCATGACTTATCCCCCTATTCCCCCTATATCCATCACACAGTCGACGCAGATTTCGAGCTCAACAATTTCTGAATCCGCGGACTCTCTGGCGGTTGCGTCGTATCGCATACCACCTAGCGTCGATCCGCAAAGGTCACAAGGTTGCCGAGAGAAATAACCATCGCCACCGTCAATACTGATATACTGGTAGTCCATAATCGATCCCCCTTACATCATAGCGAGATAGATCAAAATCGCCAAACCGACATATTCCCAAAAACTACGTTCCGACATGGTCCTACCCTTTCCGGTACGCCAACAATTCGGTTGTCTGCCCAAAGTATACATCACAACCTATCGTGTGTCAAGCAAAATTTCAAAATTTTTATAAATGCTTGTGGATAAAGGGCTTATGGCAAAAAGAAACCGAGCCGAAAGCATAACAGACAATTCCCGCGGGCACAATACACCGGGATCGGTCACAAGACACCACCGAAGGTTCATAGGGTTCACAAGGTCCCACCGCCCACCGTCCTATCGTCCACCGTATCGTCACCACCAATCCTTCCAGCATTCTGCGTTACTCGCAGGGGATGGACGTTGCCCTATACCATACTCTATGGGCCGTAGGCGTTGATTTTGGCCCGGTTCTATGCCGATTATAACGGTTGTATGGTCTAGTTTCATGGGTTTATCCCGGTGTTGTGACGGTTATAACGGTTATACGGCCAAGACTAAGGCCGATTGCCGCAAAATCGATATTCGGGTATGCTCGGTGATAGCCGATTTACGGGGGCGATACAACAATTTTGTCGCAAAATCGAGAAAACGAGCCGAACCGTGCCCTATTCTAGTCCGATAAATCGTTGACGGGGGCGTAGGTGGCGTCCGATCCGGAAATTGAAGTCCGGTGGGGTAAGCTATCCCACTCGTCTGTATTTACCATTCCAGAACCTCCCACTCGTCTATCCTTGCGGTTTCAGAATCCCACGACTGTCTATTCACGATTTCCGAATCGGGGGGCTACTAATGGGGGGGTGTGCCTAGTTATTACTTGGTGTTATTGCTATAGGGAGTCGCAGCGTCAGAATTCGACTCGGTTCTGTGAGGATTGTAGGGATTGTAACGATTGGGGGTGGGGACACTACGTGAGGGGCACTTGACAAAAAGGGAGGTAAGCCATAAAATTACTATGACCTATTAGTAATTTTGTCAAGTAAGGCTCTATAATTTTGTCAAGTCCTGGTTCCTGGGGTTGGGGAAGTCCCGTTAGATTCGAGAATCTCGATTAGAGAATCTCTTAGTTTGGCCGAGAATCTCCCCAAGTCCCCCACTCGGAGGTTTGAGCGAGCAAACCCCTTCCGGGGGTACCCTAGGTGGGGTCAGACCCCATCGGCCTCTGTAACCCCCCAGAGAGCCACCTTTATCTCCTAGCCTTACGGTAGGGATTGTACTCGTATAGCGGGCACGAGGGGACCCGACAATCCTGTGCGGTCTTGATGTCAAAACCGCAGCACTCGATGCACTTGGCCTTGATTGCCTGGCGGGGGCTCACTGTTCCCTCTTTGGCCCGGCTGATGAGCTTCCGGTACTTTGCCGGCACGTCGATTTGTGTCTTCATGCCTGCCCCTCCGTCTTGCTTGTCTCGTCAGCATCATTCCTCACCAGCCTCAGCTTCGGCTGCGGGCGGGCATCCTTCGGGACAATGATCCGGTGGTTCTTCTGCTCCCAGTGCTCCAGGGCTTTGAGAACCTTGACCAGCATGACGCCTAGCTCGGCCACCAGGGTGTGGAGCACCTGGTACATGGCCTCAGGGTTCCCGGTCAACTCGCCGTAGGAGTCCGCGGGGAGAGTGACCTGGTTTCCGGCCATGATCTGGATGTTGTAGCCCGTCTCGTTGCCCTCCTCGTCTCGTAAGACCTGCCCTGCAAAGGACTTAGGATTCAGCGGGGTCTGCTTCACGATGTCGTCGATTGCTGCTCGAATCGGATGTTTTTCTACCATAACGTTCCTCTCTGTACCATTTGACAAGGTTTCGAATGTTGATTACAGTCGCCGGGACGGTGATGACTAGCAATCCGTAGACTCGGCTGCGGAAGGCAATCCAGGTCCAGAGGGCTCCCGACACCAAGTGCAGGAGGTAGCCCCACCACCGCTTGTTTCCCACGACGACCTTCGCCACTAGCTCGAAAAGTCCGGCCAGGTAGTCCATGTCAATGTCCCAGTGGGTTGAAGGTCCGGTCGATCAGGGGGATGAGGCTTGTGTTGCTCGCGAAGTGGAATCGGACATCCCGCCTGCGAAGAAACCGCCTCGTTGCTCTGAACGCCACCTCTTTCTCATCATCCCAGGTGTCTCGTGCAGGGGATAGGCTTTGCTCCCCCAGGGATTTGATCCACCTCTCCCAGCAGTCCCACAATAGGGGGTTATCGGCCCGAACGAGGTGCTCCCACTCCCCGCAGATGGCGTGATACTCCTGCCAGAAGCCTGAAGACTTGGCGAAACAGTGGCAGTTGGTCAGGAAGCAGCGGCGGTGGGTGCTCTCGTGCCAGTAGGTCACCTCCAGTTGCAAGGGGTCACTGGACTCATTCAGGAAAACCAGTTGGGGGTAGTCCGTGTCGTAGTATCCCAGAATCCCGTCCATCTTCTCCAGGCGGACATTGGGGTCTTTCCGGTATTCGAAATGATAGTCCAACATTACTTGCACTCCAGGTAGGTGTACCCGCAGGAATAGCTGACCTCAAGAGGCACCCGAAGTGCAGCCACGTCCCGCATGATTTCAGAGACTTCCTTTCCGGCCCGCTCGGCGTATTCTTCCTTGACCTCGAACAGAATCTCGTCATGGACTGTCATTACAATCTTCATGTCCATTTCCGGGTGGCAGTCGGCGTACCGCTGGACGTGGACCATCGCAGCCCGCAGGATGTCTGAGCACAGCGATTGAATCTTGAAATTGAACGCCTGCCGGTAGGATTTGCTGAGCCTTGGGTCGAGGCGACGCCGACGCCCAAGCTCAGTCGCTACCCATTTCCGGTTCTTCACCTCGGCCGCACACCGCTTGATGGCCTTCGCCACGCCGGGATACGCCCGCATGAAGGAGTCGATCATCTCCTGGGCCTTGGCTTCCGAGATGTTCAGGTTCTTGGAGATTCCACTTGCTGTGGTCCCATAAATGATGGGGAAGTTGATTCCGTTCTTGCCGATATGCCGTTCTTCCTTGTAGGTTTCCTTGTACTTCGGGTAATCGGGATGCGAAGTCTTCAGGCACTCGTCCGGAATCGGAAGGTTGAACAGCATCTTGGCCGTCATCAGGTGGGGGTCCAAGTCTTCCCGGAAAACCCGCAGGAGCGTGGGGTCATTGGAGATGTGGGCAAGCACACGCATTTCCTGGCCGGAATAGTCCGCCGCCACCAGTTTCTTGCCCTTGGGAGCGACGATGCACTTGCGGTACTCAATCGGGCAGAGCGGGTCAGGATTCGGTAGTTGTTGAAGATTCGGGCTGCTGCATGAGAGGCGGCCGGTGACGCAACCGCAGTTGTTGAAGCTTGCTCGGATGCGACCGTCCGAGTCGATGTACTCGTATACCGGCTCGATGAAGGCACTGATCGCCTTCTGTAACACTCGGTAAATCAAGAGGTTGTGGACGAACGGGCTATCCTTGTATTTCTGCAAAACTGTACTGGATGTGCTTTTCTGGCCCCCCTCTGTCTGGTCAGTCAGCTTTTTCCCAATGGCAGACTCGATCAGTGGGATCAACTGCTGTGGGCTGTTGAAGTTGACGCTCGTCACCAATTCCTCCCCACCGCCGATGAGCTTCTGCTTGTGATAGTGCTTACCGGCCTGCTCGTGTAGCTCCATGAGCACCTGGTCCCGCTTCTCCAGTACCCAGGTTTCGATCCGCCGCAATTCATCCAGGTCGAATTGTACCCCGTTGATGTGCAGATGCATCAGAACAAACTGGAATGGCATCTCAATATCGAAAAACAGCCGGTCGAGCTTCTGGGCATACAACTGCGGATTGAACAGCTTGTGAAGCTTCCAGGTGTAGATTGCGTCGTTCAGGGCGTACTCGTGAAACTTGTACGATCCTGTCCCGCTTGCCGAGGCTTCCTTGTAGCTTGTCGTCTTGGCCCCAAGGTGAACCTGGGCAAGGTGTTTCAGTCCGGTCGGGCTTTCCTCGTCTAACAGGTGGGCCGCCACCTTGGTGTCGAACAGCTTGCGAGGGACTTTTCTGATGCCCACCTTGTGGAGCACCTTCAAGTCGAAGTTTGCGTTGTGCATCACCAGGGCCTTGAAGTGACTCTCGAACATTTCCCGCAGGAAGTCGATGACCCTGGCTCTCAGTCCACTGGCATGTGGGAGGTGGAGGTAGCAGGCCCGCTTTCCATCGCAGAAGGAAATGCCCAACATCTCCAGGCGATAGTAATTCAAACCGGTTGTTTCTGTGTCCACGGCCACCGTGTGGCCGAGGCCACGCAGCCAGGGCTCGATTGTGATTTCCCACGTCCTAGTACTGTATTCGCTGAATAGATGCTTCTCGTCCATGTCTAGTCCCCGGTCACTAAGTAGGCCCAATTTTTTAGTATTCATTATAATCCCTACAAACCAAACAATCAGAACATCATTCGCACCGACTCGCCAAAGAACCGATTATCGTCCGAATCTTTGGCTGCGAGATCGTCCATAGCGGAAAACCGCTTAGCCTTGTCAATAGCTCTGCGATCAACCTCGTAAGGATTGTCCCACTGCTCCTTGGTCACGGCTAGCATCGGGTACTTCTTCACCATACCATCCCAGACACGCTTCACACTCGGCCAAGACCAGCCCAGCTGCTGTGCCGCCTTGTTGAAGCTAAGTCCGTCAAACAGCGGGTGCACCAGCATCAGCAACTCAATTTCCTGCTCGTTCAGGTCAACTTCAACCCCATCAATCTTCATGTCGTGCCCTTCCAAAAAAGTGAATGTTGTTCGACTGCCCCATTAGACAATCAATCCGACAAAAGGTTCCCACAGATTTCAATGTATCTCTCCGTATAATCCAACAATTTTTCGAATATCTGTATAACCGTTACAGTCTGTATAACCTGAACTCACTAGGCTGAAGGGCAAAAAAGCTCAGAAAAAACTTTCAAGTGCTTCACGATATAGAACTAGTTTGTTTTAGGAATCATCCAGAATAGGGCCTAAAATCGGCGTTTTCAGGCTAAAAACAAGGGGGTGGTAAAGTATAACGATTATAACGATTATAGTAATGGATAAAAAATTGGCCCTACATAGTAGAGAAGCATGGGGGGAAGGCAGGGATGCCGGGGGGATAGAAAAGCCAATCCAGGATGGATACCGAATCAGGGACAGGAAGTCCCGCAGGGAGAATGGAATCTCCCAAGAAAGCGATGGATGGGTTGGGCGAGCGAAAGCGAGCACTCGACGAGCAGGGAGCGAGGAGATATAGGAGTATAGAATATAATATAATATAAGAGAGATAAAGATTCTCGGACCTTGAGGATTCACGGCCCGGTATAGGTTGTAACGATTGTAACGATTGTAACGAAAACTAAAAAATTGGCCTTACTATATGAAGGGGGGACTAGATTTGAGGTGCTCTATGAAGAAGCTATGCCGACGATGCTGGGAGTGGAAGCCGACGGAATCGTTCCAGCAGAGGGAAGATTCCTGGGGGCTTTATGCCTGGTGTGACGAGTGCCGAGAACGCGAGGGCCGTGCCACTGTCCCTGCGGACCAGGCTGAGTACATCGAGAAAACACGCATGTTTATGTCCCCCGCCCCCGAAGCAGGTACTAAGAACACAGTGCAAAGGCGATGCCGAGATCATGTGTCGCCTGCGGAGGGGCGGTAATGGGACGCCCGCGAAAAGGCGATGAGATTCGGGTCAAGTTTGACCGCGTGCCGACGAACATCTGGAGCCGTCGGAAGTGCGGGCAGGCGAGGTTTCATGTCGATATTGCCAAGCTGACGGCCTCCCTCATCGCTGCGGGGTTTCCGATCACCGCCGTTGAATCAATGTTAGGTGTCAAACCAACAACGATCCAGCGGTGGAAGAAAAACAATCCGGAGTTTGCCCTGGCCCTGGACAAGGGGAAAGAGGCTGCCATCCGATACCTCAAGGGGGCTGCTATCCAGCTTGCCTGCGGGTATGATTATCAGGAGATTGAATACACGGTAGTCACCGACCCTGAGACGGGCAAGGAACGCATTGCGAAGAAAAAGGTGCACGTGAAGCACCGTCCGCCGAATACGGCCATGCTGATCTTCCTGCTGGTAAACTTCACCAGGAACAGCGACGAGCCGCTGAAGAATATCCGTCAGGTAGAGTCTCCTTCGGAACCCCTGGAGTTTCAGGGCGGCGAGAATGAGAAGACGAGGTTGTTAGAAGCGTTGCAACAGGAGCTAAAGCGGTCGAAGCCAGTGTCAGCCGAGGTGGTGGATGAACCAGTTGAAACTGGATGATCCAAGGGATTTCTTCCGGGCCGTTCCGACGGAGCCCTTGGCGAACCTTGAGTTTCGCAAGACTCTGCACCGGCTCCTGCTGTCTGACAAGGGTTTTCAGCGGGCTTACAAGGAAATGCTGCTGGAATACCCACCGCTCTTTTACAACACAATAGCGTGGACCTTCAACCCGCAGAAGCCAGCGGGCCACAGAAATCAGCCCTTTATCCTGCGACCGGCCCAGATCAAGGCAGTCGAGGGCTTCGACTACTGCTACAAGAACGGGAAAGAGGTGGTTCTCGACAAGACCCGTAAGGAAGGGGCGTCGGAGCTAATCACTAAATTCCTCGCCATGCAGTGGCTCCTATCCCCGGAGTTTCAGGCCCTCATGGGCAGTCGTAAGGAAAACCTGGTAGACGATAAGACCCAGTGGTCCGGCGGGAAGATTTCTGGTAACCCATCCTGCCTGTTCCATAAGGTGTTGTACACGCTGTACTTCTGTCCGGAGTGGCTGAAGCCGAAGCCCAACTCGTTCAGCAAGACAAACCTTCTGCTCCAGAATCTTGACAATGGGGCGGTGATTGCTGGTGAATCGACCAACGACAATTTTGGGGCCGGTTCGCGGCACAGCATTGTCTTCATCGACGAGATTGGTCGAGTGGACTACAACATGGCGAGGTCGATCATCGAGTCGGTCAGCGACGTGTCGGACTGCGTGATTTATTGCTCGACACACTTCTACGGCGTTGCTCACCCCTACAACCAACTCTTGACTGGGCAGTTTGGGCAGAAGGAAATCCTGACTCTCGCGTGGGAAGACAACCCAGAGGAAAACGTCGGCCTATATCGGAGCCCTGAGCCTGGTGTCGTTGCCGTGCGGGACATCGCCTACTACCGTGCGAAGTGTCCGGAGGTGTTCAACGACATCGAGGCGGACGAACCCATAAAGGTCGAACCGATTCAGGACAAGCTGGAAAAGGCTGGCATCGCCTTCGTAGCTGACGGGGGAGACAGCAACGAAGGCGGATGGCGTAGCGTCTGGTACGATAAAATCGCTGCTGCACGTAGCCCACGGGACATCGCCCAGAACATTGACCGCCGTCCGATTGGGGCGGGCGAGACGTTCTTCTCGCTTGCCACACTCCGCCGGATGGAGATGGAGCACTGTCGCCCTGCGGACGTAGTGGGGGATATTGTGCTCGACCAGGACCAGGATGGCAAGATCAAGTCGGCCCGCTTCGTGGTCACGGGGAAGGGAAGACTTCAGTGGTGGGGCTCACTCACAGATGGACGTCCCCGACAGGACAGAAACTACATCATCTCGGCCGATATTTCGCGGGGCACCGGGAGCAGTAATTCGACCCTCGGCATCTATGATTGTACTACGCATGAGCGGGTCGGAACGTATGCAACCCCCCACCTGTCGCCGGAGAGCTTTGCTGACTTGACTGTAGGGGTGTGGTTGTGGGTTGGTGGAATAAACTCCCCCTACTTGATTTGGGAAGAATCCGGCCCAGGTCAGGTGTACGGCAAGAGGCTGATGTCTCACCCCGTCGGTCCGGTGTATGAGGATCGGGACCGGACAAAGATCGGATCGCCCAGGAAGAAGCGTTGGGGCTGGTACTCGACGGCTAAGAAAAAGCGAGCCCTGCTGATCGAGTTGGATTCTGCCCTCGCTGCGGGGGTTGCTGGAAATAAAGGTCAGCAGTACTTGGTCGTCCATGATTCGAATCTTATCCGGGAATATGAGACGTATATCGAGTTTCCTGATGGCTCCGTTGGACCGGCCCACTGCATTACCGAGAGCGGCGGGGCACGACAGTCGCACGGTGACCGGGTAATCAATGACATGTTATTCATCGAGGCGGCCAACCTTCAGATTAGCCCAGAGGCGAAGAAAACAGTGGAGTTTCCGGAGCAGTCCGTAGGTTCACGCTTGATGCAACGTAGGCGTAAAGCCTACACCGACAGACTCAATCAAAGGTTTCTGTACTGATGGGAAAGATAAAAGACGAACGGAACGTCCGACTAAACTTCGGGCAGCGTATCCTGCGGGCTATCCAAGTGTGGAAAAAGCTTATGGAGGCCCCACTGAAGCATCGCACGACGATGCTGAATGCTTGGATTGCTGGTTATACAGCACCAGATAACAACGGAATCCCACACCCGATCAACCTTATCGACCGGGGCCTCGGCATTCTGATCCCGTATCTGGTGATGTCCAATCCGAAGATGTTGGTGACAACGGACAACTTGAGGCTCCGTCCGTTCGCTCTGACGACCGAGTTGGCCTTCAATCACCTGCTCAAGGAAATCAAGTTTGCGAAAAACACACTTCGACCGGCGGTCAGGGATTCGATGCTAGGAATGGGCATCGTGAAGACCGGGATTGCCAAGGAGTGGCAGGTCGAGGTGTTTGGATACCTCCACGACGTCGGGCAGGTGTACGCCGACACGATTGATCTGGAAGATTACATTGGCGATCCGTCAGCCAAGACGTTCGAGAGCTTTGAGCTTGAGGGGCATGTTTACCGCATTCCACTGGGGGTGGCAAGGGACATGTTTCCCAAGCACGCGGATCGCATCAAATCTCAGTTTCACCTATATGGTGAGGATGTTTCGACCGACGCGATTGTGAAGCCGGGACTCCACAACGAGCAGTATAACACGCTCAAAGAGTGGACCGAGTTGGCTGACATTTGGCTCCCTGATGAGCGAGTTGTTATCACTATCAATCCCCACGACGAGCGTGGCAAGATTTACAACTCGTGGGACTGGGACGGCCCAGAAGGTGGCCCGTTCGACAAGCTGTACTACAAAGAAATCCCAGGGACCCCCATCCCACTACCCCCGGTGTGGTCGTGGCTCGACATGGATACCGCGATCAACGTGATCGTCAACAAGATTCGGAAGCAGGCCGAGGCACAAAAGGCTGTCCTGGCCTATGAGGCTGAGGCTCACGAGGATGCTAACCGCCTTGTTCTCGCTGCGGATCGAGAGGCCGTGAAGGTGCAGCACCGGGATGGGGTAAGGGTGTTTGAGTTTCCCGGCATTGACGCTAATGCCTATAGCTGGATTCAATACCTGGAGAGTCAGTATTCGATCCAGGGGCAGAACCTCTACACGATGGGCGGACGAAACGTGCAAGCCCAGACGCTCGGCCAGGAGCAGATGTTGATGGCGAATGCCAGCAAGTCTGTCGATGACATGGTCGAGCAGGTGTATACTTTTACGACCTCGATTGCCCGGAAGATTGCCTGGTACCTTTGGACCGACCCACTGATTCACGTCCCTCAACTAAAGCGAATTGAGGGATATGGCTCTGTCGAGGTTGTCTTCGACCGTGCGGGACAAGAGGGGGACTTCTGGGATTACAACTTCGAAATTGAGCCATACTCGATGCAGCGGCTCAATCCGAACATGGAGTACCAGCGGCTAATCACGCTGCTGACCCAGTGGGTGCTGCCAACGGCCCAGATTGCGGCCCAGCAGGGGATGCAACTGAACATCCCAGAGGCGACGAAGCAGTTGGCGAAATACCTACAGCTTCGTGGGATCAATGATTGGTTCCGGACCGCGGTACCGAGCAACGTGAATCTGAATCCTTACCAACCACAACTTGGCATGGTGAAGGGTAAAAACGGAGCGATTCAGGATGGCCGCACAGGCGTGTTGGGGGCGGAAAGTCGAAACCAAAATTTGATTCAACAGCAAGCCAGGGCTGGCGGACAGAGCAGTGTAAATCAATAGAAAGGGGACGTCTAATGGGTGAAAAAGTGTGGAGTTGGATTGAGAAGAATCGTTGGACGGTTATTGCTCCGTTGGTGGGCTTGGCGGTTTGGGCCGCGGCTACTGGGTGCACGCCCACTGCTGTCAGTCCGATCTCTGGCGATGAGGTGACGCCTGACGAGTTGCAGACGGACTATGATATTTATATGCACCAGCACGAGATCATGTTGCGGAAATTCAAGGCGGCTGAGGATGACATCCAGAAGCAGATTGAGGATATGGAGAAGCTGAAGGAAGTCCTGCTGGCCCTTGCGAGCGGCAGCGTGGCCGACTGGCCTGGTCTACTGCAACTGCTGGTGAGCGGCGGGGCTCTCGGTGTGGTGCTGGACAACGTGCGGAAGAACGGCGTTATTGCTGGGTTGAAGCGGAACAAGTAAGATGCCTAGAGCATTTGTAGAGGCAGTAAGGCGGGGTGCGAAGGTTATCACCAAAAGACTACCAGGTGGTCGATACGTCCGCCTCGCCAAGCTCGCCTCTGGTAAGTGGGTTCGTGGGGAAGTGAAGAAACGGAAGTCGAGAAATGGCACGTAAGAAACCTTCGTCTGGATTGTCAAAGCAGCAGAAGAGCACGATTGTCAAGAAAGCCCGCAAGGGGGCGGACATCGGCAAGCGTGGCAAGCGGTTCGAGGAAATTGCACGAAAGGCTGCTAAGCGGTATGGATCAAAGGCCGCCGGTCGTCGCGTTGCTGCTGCTGCGATGTGGAAAAAGGTGAAGCGGTAAGGGCTATCATGGCGACAATGAGCATGACAATTCGGGCCTTGCTGTCAGGGCTTGGTGAGGAAGTCGAGTTGAACGAGCAGTACGATACTTCGACCGACCCGACGAAATCCACCCACCAGTACCGGCAGCAGGCATCGGCGGACAGCGATGAGGAATTGGACCTTGGCGGTGTGTCCACTGCGGAATTGGTAGTCATCAAGGCGGTCACGAATGACTTGCAGGTGGATGCCGATTACTCGACTTCGTTTGATGCCAACATCGAGATTCCGGAAGGTGAGATGGCGGTGTTCAAGCCGGTTGGCACGGTCAGGGTGAAGAACAAAAACGCCGGAGAGCAGTGCACCTACGAGTACCTCGTTGTTGGAACATAAGATGCCAGGATGGTTGGATAAGCTGGAGTTGGAGCTAGATTACATCTTGGGCCTGGCGATGCCACCCAGATCAAAGAAACCACCAGAGTCGAAGGTAATCGAGGCGAAGATGGGACTAGGCCAGAAAGCCAGGATTGAAGACAAGGTGAGCACCCTGCGAATGATTGTGCTGTACCAGCTTTTTGACCGCGAGGCTGCTGAGCGGGAGTTTTGGAAACGTCGAAGGTTCTTCGGGGGCGACAATAATGCCTAGGTACGACTATCGTTGTGAGTCGTGTGGTCACGAGTTTGAGATGTTTCGCCCTATGAAGGATTACAACAAGCGGACTAAGTGTCCTGACTGTGGGTCCAAGGCGAAGCGTTTGATTTCGTGCCCAACGATTTACGCGGAAGGGATTGTTCGAGTCAGTTACGCACTCGGCGTGAATCCTGAGCAAGTCAAGTCAGGCGAGGTGTTCAAGACCCACCCTGGTGCGGAGTTTGATAAGGATGGGAACATGATAATCCACAGCCGACAGGAGAAACTGCGGCGGCTCAAAGAGCGTGGGTGGGTTGAATACGAGTAAGGGGAGATAATGGAGAAGTCATACTACAAAAGAGAGCTCGGCGATGGGTCGGCAATCAGCGTTGTCAAGACCTGGTGTGCCGCTGCCGAGAAAGAGGTTCCGACCCTTCGGATTTTGTTCCGTGAGGCTGGACGTCAACGGGCACTCGACATCTACTTGTATGATTTAGCGAGCGGCGAGCCGGTGGCGAATGGAGTCGCCACGGCTCTGCTGCGAGCAGGCAAGACGAAGAAAGAGAAGGCTGAGTAAGGGGAAACGATATGGCAGACGAAAACAAAGATTTGGCGATGGAGTCGATTCAGTCGTGGATGGATGACGTGAGCGACGGGGGCCAGGAGACGGACGACCACGATGATCCCGTTGGTGCCTCCGATGATGAAGGTGGCCTGCCGGACACCAAGATGGACCCGGCTGATGATGATGAGGATGCTGTGGGCGAGAGTGAGCCCACAGAGGAAGACGACGACCAAGATGAGGAAGTCGAAGACCAGGATCAGGATGATTCTGGTGCCACGGATGGTGATGACCAGGGAATGGTAAACGAGTTGCTGGCGGAGATTCGGGCACTCCGCGACGAGGTGTCAAAGCTCAAGGGCGAAAAGCCCGAGGATACGCCGGAGCTTCGTGCCGATCCGGAGTTGACACCGCTACAGTTAGATGAACAGGGGCTCGCTGCCCTGCGGGAGAAGCATGGTGAGGTGATTGATAGCCTCGTGCTTCCCTTGGCGAATCAACTGAATGCGGCTATCGAGTCGATCAACTCGATCAAGACTCAGCAGCAAGAGGCTGTTGTGGCCCAACAGCAGGAGATGGAGATTCAGCAATACCTGTGGGCTACGAAAGAGATGGACAAGCTCTCGGAGAAATTCCCTTCGCTGGGGAAGACTGACGAGTTGCCTGTCCTGCCGGACGGTACGCCGAACATGGCTGATCCTCGGAATCAGGCCAGGGCGAACATCTACGAGCGGGCTGTCGCAATCTATGAGGCTGGCTTGGTCAACTCCTTCGAGGATGCGTTCAACGATGCGGTAGCTTGGTACAAGGGCCAGAAGGCGGAGGTTGAGGTGAAACGTCAGGTCGTCAAGGAATTGAACGGCCGGAAGAAGCGTTTTACCGGGAGGCCCACCAAAAAGAAAACCAAGGATCGGAAGCTGAGCGGCGATGCCTTGAAGGAGAAGGTCATCAGCGATGCCTTCAAGAACGCTGGCATTGAATAATGGAGTTATGGCTCAGGTAGGGGAGAATAACTATGGCTGTTGACATTACCATTGAACAGGCCATTGATCTCGGTCATGCAACCCTTGCCCGGATGCGGCGAGAGAATCTTCAGTTGACGTTCAACACTCCGGAGTTTGCACTGTACAATCGGTGGTTCCGGGAGGCCGAGCGAGACAGTGGTGACTGCGTGAAAGAATTTATCACGCTTCAGGATACCGGCAATGCCAAGATGATCTCGCTGTGGGAAGAGGATACCCACAACACGGTCAACACCGACCACGAGATCAAGGTCGATTGGGTCCATGCCACGACCAACATGACCTACAGCCGGATTGAGGTTGCCATGAATAAAGGCAACAAGGTGCGGCTGTATAACTATCTCGCGGGCAAGCAGAAGAACATGTTCCGCGAGTTGGCTGAGATGCTTCAGTTGCGGCTGGTGTTGAGCCCCACGTCGGCCTCGGATTCGAAGAACCCTCACGGCATGGCTGCGTGGTTGTCGCTGGGGACGGACGACAGTGCTGGTGGTTTTACGGGCTACAAGGGCCGGTACAATGATGGCAGTGGTACTCAGTATGCCGTGGGCGGAATCACGGCGTCTGCTACCGTGAATCCTCGGTGGGCGAGTTACTATGCCGACCACAATGGCCGGTTCGGTGACAACATTGTGGACCTGCTGTCCACTGCGTTCCGCAAGACGCACTTTATCCCGCCGGTGGTCCCGCAGTCCGTTGCGAAGGAAACGACCTTCGACAAGTACAACATGTACACGAATGACTACGTGCTGCGGCAGATGGAAGCTTTGGCCCGTGCCCAGGACGACAAGATCGGTCCGGACTTGAGCAAGTATATGGGCCGGACGTTCTTCAAGGGTGTCCCGTTCCAGTACTTGAGCGAGTTGGACACGGCCAGGGCGAATTTGTATGGCACGAATCCGATCTTCGGCGTCAATCACGATCACTTCAAGGTTGTGGTGCTGAAGGAAAACGACTTCGTGATTAGCAAGCCGACCCCGTTGGGGCATCACAGTCATAACCTGCTGAGTGTTGCGGTGGACGTGAGCTTTGCGTGCATTTGCGATAACCGGCAGGCTGCGGGCTTCTTGATTAGCCAGCAGTAATCAGTAGCCTGGTTTGTCGTCCCGGTAGGGTGGATACGCTGCCGGGTTTATGGGGGTTGGCGGGACAAAAGTACGCCGCCCCCACGAGTCAACCTTTTTTGGAGAGGAAGAAATGGCTTACGCAGAATTTGGTGCTGACAGTCTGGCCCGCAAGAAGCGAGTGTACTACGAGGGGTCGGATACCATCTACGAGGGTATGGCCCTCTGCTACAATCAGGATACGACGGATAGTACCCGGACCTCCGGCACTACGGTCGATGAGGGCGACCAGTGTGACGGCAAGTGGATGCGGGTCGAGAAGCCCAAGACGGCGAATCTGAAGTACTTTGCCGGTGTGGTGGCGAGTGGATCGCATTGCGGCTTGGCCGGTCCGCGGTGGGTGGATATTTATGTTCCGAACGGGGCCATCGTTCCCGTGCGGGGCACTGACAATCACTCTATCGGTGAGGCGTTGTTCATTGCCAATGCCGACTATGAGTTGACGAATGTTCCGCAGGTTGGTGGATTCGTCGGCTATGCAATGGAGACGGTGGACCGGAGCTCGACCGAAGGTTTGCTGTTGGCGAAGCTGCTCCCGACTGGTCTTGACCGAAATGATAAGGCCGCGGTTGCCAAGACTGCCAACTACACGGTTGATGAGACGGATACCGGTACGATCTTCACGAACACGGGGGCTAGCGGTGCGGTTACGTTCACGCTGCCCAGTGCTCCTAGCGAAGGTCTGGAGTACCAGTTTATCGCCACGGCCCAGCAGAACATTGTTATTGATCCCGGCGACAATGACAAGTTTCTGTTCGGCGATGGGTCTACGGCCGCTGGCGATGGGAAGAAGATTACGATTACTCCGGCCGATGCGAATAGCCTGGGTGTTGGGTTGAAGATTCGATCCATTTCGACCGGCGACTGGTTGGTGATTGGCATGGTTGGTGCCCCGGCGACTTTTGTGGTTGAGTCGTAATCACCATTTGTGGGAAGGGGACTGCTATGATGGTGGACTTTGGTAAGCCCATCAAGTCGCTCGACGGGCGGGACTTGATGTTGACCCATCGCGGAAAGCGGATTGTCGCCACGCTCGGCCTGATTGTCGCTGGCGTTCTCTGCGGCCCTGTTGAGGCGGGGGTTGACGAGAAGCTGCGGCGGGCAAGACTGGCGAAGGCAGCTTATTCAAATGGTGAGGTGCCTATCTCTGCGGATGATATTGAGTACATCCGAACCGAGTTGGGCAAGACGATCAAGTTTCCCCTGGTTCTGGCACAGTGTTTTGAGATGTTACCTGGGGCGTAGTCCCCTTACTCAAGGGTTGGGGTCCGGCTCTGCCGGGCCTCGGCCCACCCTATAGGGGTATCCGATGGCTCAGATGACGTGGACGTTTTCGGACGTGTATACCAAAGTCTCAGAGTTTCTGGGGCTTGGGCCCTCTCCGTCAGGCTCCGATCTGACGAAAGTGAGGGACCTGACGTACCGGGGCTATATGATGTTCCTCAACCCGGTGCGGCGGGATACCGGGGAGGTGCACGTCTGGTCGTTTCTGAAGAAGCAGGCTACGATTGTCACCAAGAGCGGTGAATACCGCTATCCTTTGCCGCGGGACTATGACCGGCTGGTTGGTCCTGTGGAGTTTGCGGAAGACGAGGGATACCCCCCGATAGAGTTGGTGCCCTTCAAGACACTGCGTCACCATCGTGCATCCTGTTCGACTGAGAGCTATCCCAACGAGTGTTCAGTTGTATGGGGACGGTATGCTCCGGACACGGGACAGCAGCGGGAGATTCACTTCTATCCGACTCCTGATTCCAGCTATGTTCTGGACTACACCTATGTCCTGACCCCGCCGAAAGTGGTCAATGATTCTGATTACTTCGTCGGCGGTGCGACTGAGTCCGAGACGATTCTTCAGTGTGCTCTTGCGGTAGCCGAGTTTCAGGAAGACGAAACCATCGGTCCCCAGAACGCGAAGGCTAGGGAGATGCTGGAGTCGCTGATGCTGAAGGATGAGCAGAACGCTCCTGACACGGCTGGTATCCTGCGGGATTCTGGGCTTATCACGGTTTCACCATACATGTACCGACAGTTTTGGGTGCCTTCGGGCTCCATCAGTGCCTATGGAAACGATATTGTGTGAGGGTAGTCAATGAGTGCAAATCAAGTGAACAAGCTGCTTGAGCTGAGTCAGATTGGGCTCGGTCTTCGGAAGGTTTCGCAGCGAGTCAAAATCGGTGACTTCACCGATGGTGGCAGCACGTCGGGCTATGTGGACCTGGAAAAGCAATTGCCTGCCGGGGCCTTCGTCATTGGGACCAAGGTGACGGTTGAGGAAGGTTTTTCGGGCGACACTACAGCGACGATGGCAGTCGGCCACTCGTCTGACACGAACCGGTACACGAACAACAGCACCGTGAACGTGCTGAGTGCTGGTAAGGTCGGGGCGGAAGCTGAGGAGCCGATGGAATATATCTCGTCCGCTGTTACCGTGCGAGTCACTGTGACGGGTGCGAGTGATTTCGGCAACATCTCCGCCGGTCAAGCTCTTGTCGAGGTGTTCTATCTCAGCACCGAGCCGGAGTTGACTGACGGACATCCTGGGAGAAACGCATAATGGCTGAGTTGCAAGGTCGAGCAGTAGGCCGGTCAACAGCCCAGGCAGGTGTGGAGGTTCTGACGATTTCAAGCAACGTTGCTCAGGGCTCGGACCAGGACTGCAAGCGGGTCTTGGTCTGGGTTCCTGACGGTAACACAGGGGCGGTGTCAATGAACATTGATGCTACCGCCGATGCCAATGACGTTGTTTTGTCGAGCGACACTGTGTACGAGTTGTTCGTGACGAATACGGATAAGCTGCACTTCTATTCGTCCAACGACACTGACAAGGTGTACCTGTACTGGGAGAACTAAGGTGGCGAGTTTTGAGGAAATCGTCCGCCGTCAACGACAGGTAAGGGGTGGTGGCGTGCCCAAGCGGTACGCCCAAATCCCTTCCAGGGTCATTACACCACAGGGTGAGGTGCCTATCAGTGGCGGGAGAGAGCAACAGCCGAAAGTTTGGTCACTCCCCAAGAACTTGAACCTTGCGGAAAGATACCAGTGGCGGGCCAGGATGCAGCGGTTAGGGCGAAATAAAACAGTCCAGAGGCGGTGGAAGCGATACCTTGAATTGACCAAGGGTGCCAACCGCTGGGACAAGGAAAGCTGGCTGTGGATCAACTACGGGCCTAACAGTCAGGAGCGGCTCAGCCAGTATGTTGAGGGCGTCTAATGAAGATTGAATTACATGCTCCCATCAAGGGAATCTTCAAGGGGTTTTCCTCTGACAAGGCCCCTCAGTTGACCTCATCGTACATGAATAACGTTCGACCCCGCGACGTACTTGAAGGTCGAATGCGGATTGGGCAACGGCCTGGTCTTGATAAGTGGGGTGGCGGCACTAGAATTGGAAGTGCTAATCAGCCTGTTGTATTCATTTTGTCTTGTTCTAGCGTTCGGTAGGGATGAGGCATGAGCCAGCCAGATTGGATGACTGACTTGCAGTGGTGGAACCCTGACACGGAAGCTTGGGAAGATATTTCATTTGCTACTGCCTGGGGGCCTGATAATCAGTATCGGTTCACGGCCTACGAGGAGGGACACGAAGAATATTTAGGGGATAATCTATTCCGGTACTACGGCTGGGCCTTAGCGGAGGCTTCAGACGTTGAGGGGGCTTTTTTCTTTGACAACGCCAATGAGACACTGACGGGCGGTGTAGATTATATTTCTCTAATAGACCTGGAATACCTCGCGGAGGATTATTATACTAGGTACACCTTCTCCGTGGCACCTGATGCTGCGGCCGGTACGGTTTATTTGAAGTACGTGCAGTTTGATTATATTACTGGGATTGTGGCCTGATGCAGCTAAATGAATCTGATATTGTAAATTGGACCTACGCCCCAGTTTTGGTTGGCGATGACATTGATCCACCCCTGGCTGATGGATTGTCCATAGTCAATGGTGAGATTGTGGGTACTCCCACTGGCGGTAATGCGATGTACACCATCCGTAGGCTGGTTGCGTTTTCCCGAAACTCTGTATTTTATGAGGAACTGTAATGAGCTTATCCAATTATCTTGAGAATAAGCTGTTGGATCATATCACGGGCAAGTCGTCGTATTCCGCCCCCACTTGTTATGTCGGACTATCGACAGCCGACCCAGGTGATGACGGATCGGGACTCGCGGAGCCTTCCGGCAATGGGTATGCACGTGTTGAAACTTCTGCGAGTGATTGGAATAGTGCTAGCGGTGGGTCCATCACAAACGCGGAGGCTATTTTGTTCCCTGCGGCTACTGGCAATTGGGGGACTATTACCCACGTTGTTTTGTTTGATGCTGCGAGTGGCGGTAATATGCTGGCATCGGGGGCTTTGGATTCTTCGCAGGCCATCTCCACCGACCAAGTTGCGAGGTTTGCTGCGGGTACCCTTACCATCAGTCTAGACTAATGGCACTGGTCGATTACTACAATACCAACGACGATAGCAACGTTGAAGTAACTCCCACCTATTGGCGTGGGCAGTCTTTCACTGCATCCCAAGATTACACTATCGGGTCAGTCAAGCTGAAGATGTATCGCTCGACTGGCACGAGCGGTGATGTAGTAGTCTATCTGTACAACGCAGACGGAGACGGTAAGCCGACTGGTTCACCTCTCGCTACCGGCACCCTTGCGATTTCGAATCTTGGATACCAAAGCCCCGCATGGCACTCTATTGATTTTGATACCAATGTATCGCTGACTAACGGTACGTTGTACATTATCATGGCGAAGTCAACGGATTCCAGTTTTTGGCTTCGTTATGATAGTGGGGCTGGGTACCCCGATGGGACGGAGGTGATTTCTAATAACGGGGGCTCCACGTGGTATGTTGTATCGGCCAGTGATGTTTTATTCGAGACTTACGAGGCGTACAGCAATGTTGACCTAAGCGGATCAATTTCTGGCACCGGCTCCGCGAGCGGGGATATTACTATCCTCAGCTTGATTGATATAGACGGCAGTATTTCTGGGTCTGCGGGCGTCAGCGGCGATTTATCACTTGCCAACATTGTTGATATTGGTGCGTCTGTATCTGGAAGCGGTGCGTTGGCGGCTGCCCTTGACTTGTATTCTAATTGGCAGACTGTCAATTTTGAGACAGCAAAACATTTGGTTGCTATTGGCAACGATGAGGTATGGAGAGAATCCGTGGCTGGCACTTTGGTTCAAGTAGCTGACAGCGTTGGGGACATCAATACTTCGGACATGTTGTCTGCGTTCGAGGCGTACCAAAAGGTCTTTATCGTAAATGGTCCCAACAAGAAGGTGCTGGATTTCATCAACGATAAGCTGACTGTATCCTCGGCGTTTACTACCCCGCCACAGAAGGGAGATACACTGACCCAGGCGACCTCCGGGGCCAAGATGGTTGTGGACACGGTAAGTGCCGACAAGAAGACGGTCTACGGCTACCGCACAACCGATGCTGTGTTTGATACTGACAACAGTATTACCTCGGACAACGCTGGTGGGAAGACGATGGACCCGTCATCCTTTACCCCCGCTACCGCAACGCCACGAAGCAGCGGCCCCTTCTGGTACGACTGGACGAAACACCCGTCAAAAACCACGGATTTGCCTGACAAGCTGTACCTTGGCTGCCTGTACCGTGGCCGGTGCGTGGTGTCGGGGAATCCGCATGACCCGTACCAGTGGTATATGTCGCGGCAGGCTGATCCCTTTGATTTTGATTACACTGCTAGTGATGCTCAGTCGCCGGTTGCGGGGCAGAATACCAGTGCAGGGAAGATTGGAGACATTATCCGTGCCCTGATTCCCTTCCATGATGACTACCTGGTGTTTGGCTGTGCAGGTTCAATTTGGCGTCTGGATGGTGATCCTGCGGATGGGGGAACCCTGATCTTAGCTAGCGAAAAGGAAGGGATGCATGGGGCCTATAGCTGGTGCTTCGACGCTGATAACAACCTTTGGTTCTGGGGCACCAGCGGGATTTGCAAGATGCCCCCAATGGGGAGGCCGGTATGCGAAACGGCGGTATCCCTTCCGAACCTGCTGGATGATGAGAACATTGATCCCGCACAGTACCGTATCTTGATGGGCTACGACCACAAGCGGGCTGGTATCTTCATTACTATTACCAAGCTTGTAGATGGGTCAAACTCCTGTTATTGGTATGACCTGCGAACGGGTGGCCTGTTTCCTGAATCCTACCCCATGCAATGCGGGGCTTACTCGGCGTTTTATTACAACGCAAATGATGATGGTTATTCCGGATTGCTGGTAGGGTGTCGGGATGGGTACATCAGGACATGGGACGATTCTGCAAAGGATGACGACATCGGTGTTGCCGATCAAGCCATTGATAGCTATGTGCTGATGCCGGTAATGAATATTGGGGGTGAGGCTGACCGGTATGGCCGCTTGCGGTCCATGACATTTGTGAATGCTGGCGGAGATGCGGGCGGAGAGTTTTCTGACTCCGGCCCCATCACTTACTCGGTATTTGCCGGACCCTCGGCAGAGCAGGTGATTGAGGGCGTGATGGACGGTGATTCTCCACTCTTTACTGGGGAGATTGCCAACCCAGGTAGGAATAATCGAGTCAGGCAACGGGCTCGTGGGGGTTACATCGGCGTAAAACTTGGCAACTCCGATTCTGGAGAAACGTGGGCATTGGAACGTTTGGACTTGGAGATTGACGCGAAAGGCAGGTTGAAGTAATGGCACTTGTGGATACCATCATCGCAAAATGGGAGGCTGCCCAAGCCGAGGCTAATCGCAGGAATGAGGAGCGGTACCGGCAGGCCCTTGAGGAGTACGATAAGATTATTCAGATGTACTCGCCTGGCGGGGCTTTTGGCAAGGGTTTCGAGGCTCAATTAGAGCGGGGCAGAATCAAGTCTCTTGCTCAGGGAACCCAGGCACTTGTATCGTCCGGATTGTATGGTACAACGATGCAGGCCGGTCTTGGCAAGAAGTTTGAGGAAGAAGTGGCAACGCCCGCCCGCTTGCAGATGGAAGACATCAGAATGCAACGGCTGGCTGGGGCTCGCCAGGCCAGGGCAGGCTTGATCGAACGTCGAGAAGACGTGGCCCCAAGCTACGCACTCATGGCACAGCTAGTACAGCAGGCTGGCCGTGGCCGTCGTCGAATTGTTGGTTCCCTTGCGTCCCGTACTTCAGGCCCATCACTCATGGACCAGTATCGTGCCCATGATGAGTTTTGGAGGTCCAAGAGATCAACGAGTAGTAGTAGTGGCGGCTACAGCGGATACGGTTATGGACGTAGTAGCTCGTCCAGCTACGGACGTAGTAGCTCGTCCAGTTATGGACGAGGTGTTGGATATTATGGAAAGTCTGAGGTTTTGCCCGGAGTTTGGGGGGCTACTAAAAGCACGCCGACTGCTCCTTCGTATTTGAAAAGACCTCAGACTAAGAAAGTAACTAAGGCAGTGTCAAGCATCTTGTATTCTCCGTGGATGTAATATGTCGTATCCGAATCTCGGACCAGCCCCTAAGGCCCATGATCCACAGGCTGTAAAGCGGTGGCTTCAGAAGTTGAATCGTCGGCTGGGCAATAATGCGACGCCGATATTCAACAGCTTGACGCTCACAAGCCTGACTGCTGATCGTCTGGTTGCCAGCGATGCCGATAAGAAGCTGGTGTCCACCGATTTGTTTGATTGGATCGACGGCACCTCGAATCAGGTCACGGTATCTGATGATGGGGATGGTACGGTTACGCTCGGCACCCCTCAGGACATCCACACGGGGGCCTCCCCCACCTTCTCCGGCCTGACTCTTTCCGGCTTTACTCCTGCGGGTTTTGTCAAGAATGATGCCTCCGGAGTATTGTCTGGCGGGAACAGTATTTCGCTGAGTGACATTACTGACTGGTCCAACTTTCTGGATTCATGGGCTCAGAACGGGTTTGACGATAGGACTCAGGTAGACATCTCGTGGTCTGACTCGTCGCCGGACAGGACTTTCACCATCAGCCCAGTTAGCGGATCGTACACCTACCGCCAGGCTGGTGTGGAGTACACCAAGTCGTCACCGGAAAGCATCCAAATCGACGATACCGAGGGCTTGTGGGCGATCTACTATGACGGTGATACGCTGTCGAAGTTGCACAATCCCAACAGTAGCGACATCGACAACTTGATCGTCAATAAGGTCCTGGTTGCGTATGTCTACTGGGACGCGACGAACAGCAAGGGTGCCCTGATGTCGGAGACACACGAGGCCCAGATGTCTCCGCAAACGCACCTGTATCTGCACAACACTATTGGGCTGCGGTACAATGACGGGCTCGCGGTAGGGGACATTATCGCCGACGGGGATGGCAGCCTTGACGCCCACGCCCAGTTCAGCATCACGGCTGGGTCGGCCTACGATGAAGACATCAAGCACACTTACAACGCGAAGTCTTCCACGGATGATTACGAGTTGTGGTACAGGAAATCTACCAACACCTGGACGTGGGAGACTATCTCCGGCGGCTTCATCAAGACGGGCGGCAGTGGCCTTCCGGTATGGGACGACGATGGCACACTAACGGAGATGTCCAGCGGAAACTTCGTCCTGTACCATGTTTTCGCTACCAACTTAGAGCATGGCGATCCCATCGTGATGATGGGGCAGTCCGAGTACTCCAACCTGAACCAAGCTAGGGTTGGTGCTGCGATTGAGATTGACAATTTGATCGGGATCGGCACAAATTCGAAAGAGTTGAAGCCGATTGCCACCATCATTGTTCAGGGGAAGAATACCTATTCCAACTCCTGGAAGGCCCGCATTGTCAGTGTCGATGGCGATGAAGACTATATCGACTGGCGAACGGCTCCGATGGCAATCGGGGCGGCGGCTGCCGACCATGGGACCCTGGCCGGGCTGAGTGATGATGACCACCCTCAGTACGCCCTGCGGGACGATGACGTGCAATTCTCCGACGTTACGGTTACGGGGCTGGGGCCGAATGAGATTGTGATGACGGATGCTAATAAGCAGCTAACCTCTACAAATGTTATTGATTTGGGAAGTAGTGTATAATGGCGTACAAAGTATTACAATTGAGGAGGGATACCGCAGCAAACTGGACTTCCAATAACCCGACCTTATCGGAAGGTGAGATCGGGGTCGAAACGGATACGCTGAAGTTCAAGATTGGTGATGGCTCAACCGCCTGGACTTCATTAGACTATGCTGCGGTTCGGCCCAGTGATTTTGATGCGACTGCTCAAGATGCTGTCGGCAATATCCTGGTAGACACCAACAGCATTGATATGACCTACGATGACGGCACTCCTGAGATCAAGGCGGATGTGAAGATTACTGCGAGCCAGGGCGATGTTACCTTGACGATTGAGGCGGACGGACTGAAGGCCGACATCGACGCGATTGATTTGGGGAATAGTGTGTAATGGCACACAAGCGGTTACAGCTTCGACGCGACACTGCGGCTAACTGGACCTCGAACAATCCGACTCTTGCTGCCGGGGAGGTCGGAGTCGAGACGGATACCACCAAATTCAAAATTGGTGATGGGTCTACGGCCTGGACTTCGCTGGGTTACGCAGGCACGGCCCACCTCTCTGCGTCGGAAGGTGTGCAGTTAGATGGCGATGTTATCAAGGCCGATGTGAGTGGGCTTGCTGAGGATTCCTCACCCTCGGAGACGCAGGACTACATCTTGACCTACGACGGCAGTGCCGGTACTCACAAGAAGGTAAAGATCAGCAATTTGCCTGGTGGTGGGGGTACGGTCAGCAATATCAATATCATCAACATGCAATTGCTGTCGTTCCGCCTTGTGGACTGGTTTGACCAGCCCCCACAATACATGGTGGACGGTATGACTGATGCCTTCGAGACTTCGGGAGCCGTTGATCTACTCAACAGTAGCCATTATCTGTATGGTACTGGGGTGACATACAATCCGGAGACCGACGTTGAGGAATCCCAGACCGACTATTCCGGTGGCATGAAACTCGGCGGCAATCTCAATTATCAATATGGAGCAGCTCAGTCATTTGGTCTCGATGGTAAAACTAAAATTACTGGGGCGGCATTTTATATCAAGAGTGTTGTTGGTTCCCCTTCCGGCAACATTACTGTGCGTATTGAAACGGATGACAAGGGGCCAACAGGTACGTTGGCTCATGCAAATGCAACGGCTACGGTATCAAGTCCAACTGTCGGTGGTTGGAATGAAGTAAGCTTTGACCGATTCGAATTGGAGGCCGACACTTATTGGCTGGTTGTGACTATGGGCAACCAGTCAAATGGTAACTATTATGCTGTAGGCCGGTCAGCGGTGGACTTATACCCCAAGGGCCAGCTTGCTCAAACTTTGGATGGGGGTTCGTCGTGGGACCTCGATACTTATCCGCATTTTGATGTGGCGTTCAAAGTCTTTGGCTCATTCACCGAAGTCTTCCGACCGAATGATTCAGAGATTGAGCATTTGAGCAGCAGCAACTTTGGACACAAGCCCGTAGGTAATGTAAATGGAACCACTTATATCCAAGCTCAGAGCTTTACTGTATCTAGTGGTTTTTCCTGTGATGGGGTTTCTGTATTTGCCAGAGTGAATATAGGCTCTCCGACTGGGAATATTACTTTCAGGATTGAAACTGATAGTGGCGGCAATCCTTCCGGCACTTTGGTCCATGCTAATGCAACGGGGACAATCAATATTTCGGATTGGGTGGAATTGAGTTGGAACCGATGTGATTTCAGCAGTTTTACCCTCAACCCAGGCACGTATTGGCTTGTAGTCAGCCTAGGTTCTCAATCAAGTAATAATTACATCACGTGGAAGGGAGATGCTGACGGTGGGTACGATGGAGGCGTCTCGAAAAAGTCTACGGATGGTGGAAGCTCCTGGGTAGATAACACCGGTTGGGACATGCTGTTCCAGATTCACGGTACGACTCAGAACATGGTTCTGGTTTCGTATTCGTTCGAGGCACGGTCAGCCCCCACAACTGTCAGGCTTACAGTTATGGAAGAGGATGTAGATTCTGTTACCTTGAATACCGACATCAAGGGTTACGTCTCACGAGACGATGGAACCACCTGGTCCGAGATATCTTTCTCAGACTTCGGGGAGTACCTGCCGGGTAAGCGGGTCTTGTCAGGATCAGTCGATGTATCCAGTCAGCCCTCCGGCACTGATATGCGTTGGAAGATTACCACACACAATAACAAAGATTTGAAGTTGCACGGCATTGGCCTCAATTGGGAATAAGTGAGGGAAACAGTAATGGCTATTCGTGTCGAGTATACACCGGTGCGTGCTTTGGGTGAGCTTGCCCAGGCTGCGGGCCAAGCACAGGCTCAGGAAGCGGCGGCAGCCCGTGCTCAGCAGTTGCAGCTACAATCCATGCAATCGCAGGCAGCCATGCAGCGGCAGCTTGCTGCTCAGCAGCACCAGCGGGAGATGGAAGACTTCAAGGCTTTCCTGGCCCTTGAGTCTGAGAAGCGTGCAAGGGCGTGGCAACTTGAAAAGATCGAGATGGCCTCCCGCCACGACTTTGACATGCTGGAAAAACGCAAGGAAATGTACTGGGCACAGGACTTGCAGCAGCGGCTCATCAAGGAGCAGGAGACTCTGCAAAAGCTCAAGGCCCTAGACGACGCTGCTGAGCAGGGTGTAATTCCCCCCGCAAAGGCGGCGGAGTTGAAGCTTCAGGTGCGGCTTGGTATGACTCCAAGGTGGGGAGAGCCGACCAGTGATCCATACACTGCGATGCTTGAGGAGGCCCTGGAGGAAATCCTTGGGGAAAAGCCTACTGAGAGTCCTGAAGGTCCGGCACCGAAGCGGCCTGGTTCCCTGCGAGAGGTTCCGCAAGTAGTTTGGGAGAATATCAAAACCTACTGGGGTATCGGAACGCCAAGCACTGCCGAGTACATGGAGGGCGTCCCCCAGCATGTCCAGGAGGCCGGAGAACTGCGACGCCTGGCGTCCGACCTCGACCCCGAAAGCCAGCAGGAGGTCGCCAACATCATTGCGTCCAATAATCCTGAAGACATCCACAAGGCCCTGATGCGACTGAAGGCCCGCAATCGCCCACGACGGGTTTGGTACGGCTGGGGACCCAGGCCGGAAGGCTGGTAATCCGAGGGGCCTGCCAGCTTGCCTGAGAATCTCTGTACGGCCCCGTGTGGGGGCCTCTGTGGAAAAACTCAGGGGGCAGGTACCATTATGGGGGCCCGGGACGTTCGTCGATTCTGACGCCTCCTGGGGGCCTTCTGAACGAAACTGATTTTGGGAGAGTTTATGGGACTCTTTGCTGACATTTCCAGTGCCAAGGCAGACACCGCCAAGCGGGAATCCCTGTTCAGTGGGATCGAGTCGGTGGATGCCGTGCCTAAGGGGTTCTGGGAAGAACTGCCGGATGCCCTGGAGCGGGGATTCTACAATATCGTGGAGAAGACTGCGGGGATGGCAAAGACGCTGATTGAGCATCCCCTCCCCATGACCCCCCTTTGGGTAGCGAAAAAGGTGGCCGGTGAGAAGAACCCCATGCTATGGATTGCCAAGCATGCAGGGCGGCTGAGTGAGGCTGCCAGGCTCGCCGGACAAGCTCCGGAGATTCAGCCGGACATGCAGCAGACCGCCGGTGCGTTCGTGGCATCCGTGCTGGGTGAGGCCGCTCCCTACGTGGGGGCCACGCTGGGGGCTGCGGCTACCGGCGGGATTGGGCCTGCGGCCGCCCTTACCTTCGCCGTCGAGGGGCAGAGTGCATACGATGATGCTATCGCTACCGGGGCCACCCCGGAAGAAGCGGCTACCGAGGCTTACATCGTGGGGGGTGTCAATGCCCTGATCGAGTTGTCCAACGTTGGCAAGGTCCTGGGCAGAATGAAGTCCGGCCCCACTATCGGCCGTGCCCTGGTACACAACGCCCGGAACCGGGCCTGGATGAAGGTGCTGGAGTCAGGCAAGAAGATCACCTCCGACATCGTGAAGACCTCGTTTGAGGAAGCCCTTGAGGAGGCCCTTCAGGGGACCACTGCCGAGATCGTTCCTGCGGTGTTTCGCAAGCAGAAGATCAAGGGTGGTCTGACAGGATTCCTGCATCGCCGGGGTATGGAAGCCCTGGGTGGCGGGATTGTCGGTGCCGCTATGGGCGGTGCCGGTGGCCTGGTAGGTGGAGTACGGGGAGCCTTCGAAGGCGAACAGGGCACTGGCCGGGGGATTGAGCCCCCTCCGACCCCGCTGGAGCAGATCACCACTCAGGAGACTGCCCCGACCACTGAGCAGGAAATTGCCCAGGTGGATGAGGAAATCGAGCAGCCCTTGCCGAGTGATGCTATCCTTGCGGGCGACGAGGTGTCTCCGGTTCCCCAGGAAGCAGAAGTGCCTGAGGTGCAAGAGGCTGACCCTGCTGATAAGTTTGTCTCCCTGGTTCAGAATATCCCTGCCGAAGGGATCAGGACAGCTACCGAGGCCGAGGTGACTGAGGAGCGGGCCAAGCGTGCGTCCGAGGCAGAGACCCGGCTTGAGGCCCTGGAAGACCCCGACGAGGCTGTGGCATTCGCCAAGCAAGCCCTGAAGGGAGAGTATCCCACCGCCACGTTCGAGCCGTTCGCGGAAGACCAGATGTCAGTGGAGGATTGGAAGGCCCTGAAGTCCAGGATTCTAGAATCCGACCTCCTGCTGTTCCAGAAGATGCACGCCTCCGAGGCCCTGGACAAGCTCCGCTTAGGGCAACTTCCGACCCGTAGCGAGATGAAGGAGCTTAGCCTGGTGTTCGGCCCCCAGTTGATGGGCGTGCTGGAGAAGGTGCCCAAGACCCTCAAGGAGCGGGCTGTTCGGCTGCTCATCGATGTCTTCAATGTCCCCCGGACCCTGCTGGCCTCATGCGATTTATCGGCCCTTGGTCGCCAGGGAATCATCTTTCTGCCCAGACACCCCAAGCTGTGGTTCAGGGCACTTAGATCGTCCGCCAAGGCGTTCATGTCTGAGGAACAGGCCAGGCTGATCGACCTCTCCTATCGGACCAGCAAGTACGCCGCTCTCCGCGAGCGGGCCGGGGTGGACATTACGGAATTCGGTGAAGACGCGACCCGTGCTGAGGAAGCGTTTATCTCCAAGCTTGCCAAAAAGTTTCCGGTGCTGGGTGCCCTGGTCGGGCCTTCGGGGAGGGCCTACACCGTCGGGCTGAACAAGCTCCGTGCGGATGTATTCGACTACTACGCTGCCCAGTGGGAAGGGACCGGCAAGACAGCCAAGGATTACAAGCGGCTGGCGGAGTTTGTCAACCACGTCACCGGCCGAGGTACCGGAAAGTTCCTGGACAAGTACGGCGACATTCTCAGTGTAGGGTTCTTCGCCCCCCGCCTGGTGGCCTCGCGGTTCCAGTTGATCGGGGATGCCGCCAACTCCCTGATCGACATCGCTACCGGAAAGCCCTCGCCGGTCAGCAAGATCATCGCCTGGGAGCTCACCACCGCTATCGGGGGCGGGATGCTGGCGTTGGCCCTCGTGGCCCTGGCGGGCCTGAAGGTGGAGACGGACCCCCGGTCTGCCGACTTCGGGAAGATTCGTGCCGGTAAGACCCGATTCGACTTCTGGGCCGGATATACTCCCATCGTCAGGACTGCTATTCGGATCGCCCTGGGAGAAACCAAGAGTGCCGAGACTGGGGAAATCTACCCGGTTGACCGGCGGGATGTGGTGCTGAGGTTCCTTCAATCCAAGCTGAGCCCCCTCGCAGGGATGGCTGCCGACATCTGGCAGGGGCAGCAGTTTATGGGTGAGCCCCTCCCCAGGAACCGAGCCGAGGTGGTAGAGTATGCCCTGCGGCGTCTTACCCCTCTGTTTGCCCAGGATGTCTACGAGGCATTCCATTACCAGGGAATCAAGACGGGCGTTGTCTCCGCCCCCCTCGCATTTCTCGGTGTTGGGGTGCAGACCTACGAGCCGACCATTTACAGCCAGGTGACGGACCTGAAAAACCATTACGCCCAGCAGGTATTCGGGGCTCCGTGGAAAGACCTCGGCCCAACGGCTCAGAAGGTGTTACGAGCCCACTTCCCTCAGATCGACGAGATCGAGCGGATGGCCAAGGCCGAACGAACCAACTACGACTTCCAGGCCCAGATCGTCCAGCGGCAAATGGACGCAGGCCGTCGAATCTTCAACGCCCTCCCCGACAGTGTGAGGGACGAAATGAAAGCACTAGGCGTTACGATGGGGGGCATCGGGGACGTGCTGAGCAGGAAGTGGCGGCTGAACCAGGAGCGGTATGAGGATTACCAAAGACTGGTCAAGGCCCTCAGCCTGAAGGTTTTGCCGAAGATTGTCAAGACTAGGGCTTACCAGCTTGCACCCAGGGAGTTGAAGGTGCTGGTTCTGGAGCAGGTAATCGACCGAATCAAAAAAGCGGCCCGCACGCATATCATCGCACGGGCCGACATCAGTGACCTGGAGAGACTACAATGACTGACATTCACACAAAGACCGACCGTGAGCTTCTAATCGAAACTCGAACCGACGTGGCCTGGCTCATCAAGCTGTTCGACGAGCACATTGCCGCTCACCGAAAGGTTACCCTTCTGGCTGTCGGGGCCATCCTGAGCAGCATTACCGCGATTTTGATTTCTCTAGTCGGGTAGTGCCCCATTTTGTCGGCCAATAGCCTTGTCCCAGAGTCCCTGGTACGCCTTGTGGACTGCCCCTGCAATATGTTCCTCGATTTCGGTGACAGCATTCCCCAGGAATCCCAGGCTGGCAGCTTCCCTCAGGTTGTCCAGGGGGAGGTCGGTGGGAACCTTCATGCTCCCCAGCCCAGGCAGGGAGACGGTGACATCAATCGTCAACCAGGCGTCGTCGATCCCCACATCGATCTTGGCTTCGGGCCAATTCTTGCTCAGCTTGCGGGTCAGTTTTACCAGAAACTTTTCACTGCGGGTCATTTTGCTCATCGGACTACCTCCTACATCGTGGGCACTTGTCGTCTACGACCCAGTTATTCCGCCATGCCTTGCCGCATGAGGCACAGACCTTGATGATCCCCAGGTCATACATCAGGTCAAAGCACTCGTTGCAGACGTACTCAACGGGTCCGTCGGGGGTGATGTCATCCCCCAGGATTTCATTCACCGAGATCATGGGACCCCGGCAGGCGTCGCAGATCATCAATCTCTCTCCACAACGACGTACTGCGGGAACAAGACATACCTCGACCCCTCCTCCAGTAGCTCCTGAGTAGTGCCCTTCCCTGCCTGCATTCCTTCGCCCATCGAGTACAGCCGGGGGCACGCCGAAATCTCCCCGTTCGTGTACAGGAACCCTACGAAATTCGGTTCGTTGGCCCACTCTACCAGGTGAAGGAATCCCTTATCATCCTTCGCCCCGAATCGTCCATCAGTGTCCTGCTCCACGGGGATATACTCATAGCGTTTGCTTCCCCAAGCCGGGTCTTTCCCGGGGACGACCTTCCAGACCTCGATCTTGGTGCCGTCGTTCATGGTCACTCGGCTGATAATTTCCTTCATGGCTTACCTCGCTACTTACGGGATAAACAGTGAACGCAATCCTGGCAATAGCCGTCCGTCAGGTAGTAGTAGTCGAACCACCGCCCACAATTCTGGCACTGCTCCACCCACCGAAGCTCGCTAAGATCATTCAGGCAGGCATCGCAGGCACCCTTCGATTCCCATCCCGCCCTGACTTCCGTCAGGCTGTCGCACTCTCGTTGACAATAGTCACACCGCATTATCATGCCCTCAGAAAAAGGAATGGGGGGCCGGACCAATCAACCAAACTACGGGCTAGACAACATAGTGGTCGATAGTCTTGCCCTCGTTATTCATCACGTATACTTCATCTCCCTCCATCAATTCGTTGCGACACTTCCCATCAATATACAACGTTACGTTTTTGGTCTCAAAATTGTGAGACAGGAAAAAGGAATCCACCTCGTACATTGACGTGCTATCACCTGACAATCCTTTATTGTGCTGCACAACCTTTACTAACATAGCTTTCTCCTCTCTGTCTGTATTTCTTGCTTTCATCCAGCCCCCTCTGCCGTTGTTTGGCAAACGTCACAAACCCTCACCCTTCACCTGATCCTCTCTTGTGATCCCGTTCATTGAGTGCCTCCACACCCCCCTACAGCACCGCTCGATTGCCATTTCGATCTTCTGCTCAACGTACTGGATCGCCTTGGTCATACGGCGGGTGCTGGCAATCCGGTTGAACCGGCTGCGGAGAATACGTACCCTTTGCTTGCTGACTGGCAAATTGGGCAAGTCCAGTGCGATTTCCAGGGTGATATGATCCTTTTCAATCGACATGATCTTGATGTCAACCCACGGCCAGCGTTTGGCAAGCAGCGGGATGATCTCTTTCAAGAAATCGAGCCGTCTACGCATTGTTGCCCTCGCATTCCTGAGCCGTGTCCCAGATTTCCGTAACACACTTCACGACTGCCCGTTCGACTTCCGCCTCCAGGTACCGGATCGCCTCATCCATCAAGCCCGCCCCGGCGATTCGATTGAACGTGTTGCGATAGACATACGCCCGGTGGTTGGCTGACTGGAGCCCTGGGAGGTTCACTGTCACCTTGAGGCTGAGGCAATTCCCATTGTCAGCAACGATGTCTACCGTAGCCCAAGGCCAATACTGCATGAGCTTCGGAATAAATGTCGTCAGGAAATCGGATTGCATGGCTTATCCTCCAACTCGGTTACCGTGAATCGTGATACCGTTCTCCGGCCCCAATGGGGGCGATCTCGATGTATGGGTGCCCGTCGATAACGACCCCGCAGGAAATGATCGACCGCTGCCGAAGGTGCTTGGCGTAGGCGAATTGCAGCTTGGTGTCGTCACAGCCTGACCCAACGTCCATGCTCCACCGCCGATCCATCTTCGAGGCCAGAAACTTGATCCCTGCGGAGGCATGATTATGCCCCTGGACTACACTGTGACCCAGGGCCTTGCAGACATTGTACGCCGGATGCTGCCCGCTGGTCCCAGTGCCGTGCTGGTACAGCACCCCGTCGATCTGCCAGTCGTAGGCCCATTCCCACTTCGGGGTGCCCCAGACTTCGTTGTAGTTTTTGACCAGGAAGGCCGGGATGTTGACCGATGCCGCCAGGCGGAACACCCGCTCGTCATGGTTCCCGATGCAGATTTTAGCCTTCGGGAAGGTGCGGTACCACTCCTGAATCTCCGCCTTGGCGATTTCGTATTCGTCTTTCGGGCCTGGTAGCTCCGGGTGCTTAGCATGAAAGCTGATAGCGTGCCAGTCCACCAGGTCGCCAATGAACACAACTTGCTTGATGTCCCACGCCTCGAACACGTCCATCACAAACTGACGGTAATGCTTCCGCACTGCCGGGGCGTGGAGATCGCCGATGACGCCTACTCGCATGATGTTCCCCCTTCCGGTGCTTCGGGCCGGTCGCCGATTGCCAACGTGAACAGGGCATCGAGGTCACTGACTGCCCCGTTGTACAGCATCTTGGTATCTTCATAGGGGGCCGCGACGGTGCGGTAAAGCTCCTGCTGCACGCATGTCAGCACCCCCATCACTTCGTTCAGCCTGGCGTAGCTGATCCCGACCCGCTCCAGGTGCCGGTGCACAATTCGGGTCAGGATGTAATTCAGGACCCCTGCTCCGACACGCACCTCGGACTCGAACAGCTTGTCGATCAGCGGATTCAGTGGGTCACGTTTCTTCCGGCTTACATAGGGCATAGCTCTCCCTCCGGGTTGGGCCACGCAGAGTTATCAATCACTTGCCTGAGAAATCTATCCAGATCGGACAAGTCCCCGAAGCTGCTGAAGAAAAAGACTGGAATATAGTTTTCCCTGGCGTACTTCACCTCGGCCCTCATCCCGTCGGACATGTCATCTTCCGCACCAAAGACAAGTAGCACCTCGTGATCGCAGAGAATCTCGCAATCGATTCTCAGAACCTCATCGACGGACAGCAGGCCAAGCTCCATCGCCTTCTGCGGAAAGGTGTCTTGCTCCGCCGGGCAGTAGATTTCCAGGACCGGAAAGGCCGCACGGAGAATCTTAGCGACGTGTTTTGCCCGATTCAAATTCTCCTCTATGTCAAACCAGTCGGGGTTCGGCTTGTTCCCCCGAATCGGGTGAGAGAGGTAGGCAGTGATCTTCATCGGAAATATACCTCCCGGTCGTCGAAACCTTGTTTTTCACCCCGCGACAGGGCCATTACCATCGCAGCGTTCGCCATGAGGTGGGCCAGGTGGGGAAGCCCGCTTTCCGGGTCGATGTCTTCGCCGGACCACCAGGCGTACAGGTGCCGTCGCATCGCTGCATAAAGCTCGCTGCTGAACAAGCCCTGAGCCCAGTTGAGGTCACCATATTTCTTCGCCCCGAACGTCATTACCTTCGCCAACTCGTGCTCGGCAGACGCAGGAATCAGGTCGAACCGAACCTTACCTTCGTTGTGCTTCGTCCCCTTCAACATGTCAGCCCCCATTGATCATGCGACACACCATATCAAACAGCACTGCCCTGGGTGCAAAGATTATGCTGAGCAGCTTGACGGCACAGGTGCAAGCGGGCACCGCCCCCGCAGGGAAGACAAGTCCCACTGCAATCCAATAAAACAATTGATCCACAGAATCAAGCCGAAGACGTTGGGAAATCTTCCTGGACCGTGCTGCCAGTACAATCGCAACCCCCACGATTGCCAAGCCTGCCAACAAGCCTGCGGTTTGTTCAATCCCCCGCACTACCAGGAGGTCGTGCACCAGCAGTGGGGCCTGCTCCTCAATCAATTGCACCAGCTTGATTGCACTATTACCGGCCTGTTGGACCAGATCATTCAGTATTTCATTCATAGCTCAACCCCTTAGCACAAAGGCTTCCCGTGTCGAACCTTGTCCCGATCACCGCACCAGACGTCTTCGATGTATTCGGCCAGGGACACAAGGAACCGTTCAGCCGCAGCGTGCTCATCCTTGTACTCCCACTCCGGGCCTGCCGTGATACGGATTAGGTGAAGCAGGTCTTCGACAGCTACATCCATCGGAGTCCGGGGATACTCGTTCTGGGTTACAGCTTCCTCCACCGACTTCCATTTGTCATCCACGTCATCGTAATACCAGTCCAAATCATCCCATTCACGGGCCGCCGCAAGGTTCCAGTTATCGGTCAGGAGGGCCTTGGCTCCCCCAAACTCTCTGTGCTGGTATTCGCTCGACCAAGATGATAGCTTGATGTAAATGCTGTTGTGATACTCAAACTTATCCCCTGCTGGAATGTCGTAAAACTTTTTCATATCCATTTGTTACCCCTCACTGAAACTTGATTCTCGACTTTCTTCACCATCCAGTGTACCAAATCTTGCCTTCCATGTCAAGAGGAATCTACAGATTCCGGTACTTTTCCACCGTCAGGTCCCAGTAGATCACCGGCTCGCCACGTTCCAGCTTGGCTTCAAGCTCTTTGATCTTGTCCATGATGAATTGCAACCGTTCCTGCGTCCACTTCACGGGGTTCCTGCCTTCTCGCATAAGCTCGTCGATGACCAACAGGCCAAACTTTTTCTCCATCCACTGATAGTAGTAGGCCCCCTCCCCACTTCCGTTCATATTGCATCTCGAACATTGTGGATGTGCATTTCTCAGATCGAACCGAATCGCCGGATGCGAGCCTGTCGCCAGGAAATGGCCCGTCTGCATTTGACGTTGCGTGCTTGGTACTCCGCAGGTGACACAGTGCAGTATCTCTCCCTGCTCCGCCCTCGCCATCTTGCGGACCAGGGCGTTGAATCTGGTTTGCACGTTGGAAACCTTCAGCTTTTGACTGCGTTTCCGTGGACGCTTTGGTGTTCCCTGCCGTCGGCATTGCGGGCTGCAATACTTCTGCAACGTGGACCGGGGCGAAAACTCCGATCCGCAGACTGGGCAAACCTTGGATCGCCTACTCTTCATTGCCACAGTCCCACATGTACTTGATGTCCGTGATGAAGGTCAGGTCCCCGTAGGTGCCGACCAGCACCCCTATCAAGTTACCATCGTCATCATACACCCCGCTTCCCGACGACCCAGGAAGGCAGTCCACGTCACTCCCCGCGACGTTTTCCCAAAGGGCCGTGTCCTGGTTGTCGAGGTTACTGAGCACGCCACGGGTAACCCAAACCGCGTCCATGCACGCCGGGTGCCCGACGACCCACAGCCCTGCACCGGGGCGGAGCTTCGATAAGCTCTTGATAACGGGGTACTCGGTCGCCACGACACCCTGGACATATACCAATGCAATATCTTGTGATTCGTGGGCCGCCCAAATCGTTGTTTCCCAGGTGTCATCACCCCGATGAATCTTCAGCTTGGCCGGTGTCGGACTCTCCCCACCGATCCCTCGATGCGACCACACTAGGTGACCGGCCGTCACCACCAGGTCTTTCGCAATGATGGCCCCCGACCCGCACCATAGCCGCACGTCGTTTGCGTCATAGACCTCGATGAACACGGCATTGTTCATGCCCATGTCCGTCGGCTCCGCTGGCCCTTTACTTAGTTGAACCGTCGCCATGCCCGCCAATGCCGCCCCGATTACCACCACCGCTACCTCTAACGTG